GGATAAGCGTAACCAATCTTTTCAGCACAAGATGCACATCGCACATGTTCTGTCCACCCATGCCCCAACCATCAAAAGGACGATCTGCTTTGTCGCTGCAAAAGCCTTTCATTTTGTCATACCAATGATCTGCTTCAGCGTGATTGCTGCCCTGTAGTACATTTAGGATTTTGAGATCGCCGCCACGATTGGCCATCCAAAATTCATTATTGAAGTGAGTTGCGTTCACAGCATCATCATAACTGTGAATGCCGCAGAGCTCACTTGCTTTTTTATCCAGGTAAGTCCATGTAGGAATATCCATGGTCATGCCATGTGTAGCAATGCCCATCTGCCAAGCAATAACTTGCTCGCGTTTTTTCTCTGCATTCTTGTCTTTGGGATCAGCCCACTGCCCGGGCCATACACCTTTGGCAATCTGAAATCCGCCTGAGTCAGCAAGCATGATAGTGTCTGCTTCTCTGTTGCGAACCATGTCCTCTTTGGGCACATGTTTGCTGAGATCCATATCAGCGTGTCCAGCACTGTACAAACTGTATTTGTATGGAAATAAACTTTCTTTGCTGTTAAGCCAGTTCATTGATTCCATATTGCCCAATCCTTTGGGCAGTCTGTCACCTATTATGCTTACTTGATCAGGATAGCGTTCCTTGCCAATATAGCCAGCATAAAAACTGCTAATAGCCGGAAGAAATATAGCATAGTCTTTTTGCTTTGCAGTTAGGTTATCTTGTTTGAAGTTCATTTTTTACCTTGCGAATCCATCTGTAACAACCCGGAACTGCTGGATATTGATTCCAGACGTTAAAGTCATCTTGTAATGTTTGTTCATTGATATATTCTGCGTTCTCGTCTTGTATACTCCACTCTGGAAATACATTAAACTTTAATTCTGGAATAGTATTAACTAACTTGTTAAGACCCAATGGTCCAAATGTAATACACATTCCCCAGGCACTTCCTAGTATAATCCAATCTTGTACAGTTGGCCAATTCTTTTGCACATGATTGCGAAATGTATCAACACTACTTAGATGAACAGTAGACTCAGTGAAAATTTTATCATGCAAGTGTTGATCTGTTTTTTCGTGTCCAGCACAGTTTATTAAATCTGATAGCACTTTTTGATCTTTGTTTGTCCAAAGATACTGATTTAATGTATTGTACACACTTTTATCTTGATAGTCAAGTTGTAAATTGTTACAACAATTTACCACAGCACCAATATTAAAGAGTTTCAGTTGTTCAACTGCACGTTTATAAAATGGCCGATTTGTAGGAACATCCCAGCAATCGATACACAATAGACCCCAAACATTGGGTGCTTTATGCCAGTCATGTATGTATCGATTGTCAATCACTACTTGCTCTGAGCAGGCAAAATATAGTTGTATACAGCAATGCCGCTATCAACTGTGATCTTTGTTGCACCACTGTCGCTTATTCTCACAGTTTTGTCTCCTGTTAAGTTCATAATTGCTATAAACTGTTGCACTGGCCAACTCCATGTTTTTGTAAGTGTACCACCTACATCATGTTGAAATACAAAATCACCTGCATGTGTACTATGGTCTCCAAACAGGAATTTCAGGTGTCCATCTTCAGTTTTGGTTTGGAATGTTGTCTCTTCAGCATTTGCTTGTGCTTGCATTTTCAATCTCATGATGCTTGCAGTGGTTGGTTCAAATTCAATGTTCCATGGAACATCTTTCATCTTAACGCCTTTTAACTTTTCGTTAACAATTTCGCTAACCATAAATCTATAGTCATTTTTAAAATCACCAGCGGCGTTTTTAAAGTGCAAACCAACTGGTGCTTGTTCGCCATTGCGTTCTTGTCTCTTCACAGTTATTTCTGCATTTTCTTTGTATTCACCAATATTAAGCAGTATTTTTAGTTTTGCTAAGTTAGGCATACCAAATGTACCAATGTAGTCTGCAACTGGTTTGTGAAACTTTGCTTGTAGAACAACACTCTTGTCCTCTGCAAGACCGTCAACACTGGTTTCAGTGTCTGTGCCTGTGATTTTAATTAAGTCAATACAACCTAAATCATAGCTGTGTTCAACCAAGTCTAGTAGATAGTCTCTCATGTGTTTTTTCTCCAGTTTATAAATCCATTATTTGAGCAAGTCCTTGTCCTGCTCTAATCGTACTAAGTTCACCTGGCTTTTTAATCTCCAGCCAACTTATTCCATTGTTGCGTTCATCATAGTCTCTGGCAACAAGTTTTATTATTTTGAATCCAAGTTCTTTGCACATAGTCTGCATCTCTGATTCTGTAGTATAACAATAGTACATCTCGTCAACTTTGTCAATGCCTTTTGGATAATCACAGTTGTTAAAAGTAAAAATTACAACTCCACCTGCTCGCATGATATTGTATAAACTTTGTAGATATTTTCTTATAATGTCTACAGTTTTAAAATTAAAATAGTCTATTATAACACAAAATCCTATTTGTTCTTTTGGTAATCCAAGTAGAGGATCATCATCTTTATCATTCATCACGTAAAAATTTGTGCGTCTTATCATTGTGTCGTTGAAAAATTCTCCTTGAAATTGTTCAAGCATGATTTGATCATCATCAACAATATATAATGGTGTGCCTGCTAATATGTGTTTAGTTACATCTCCATAGCCGGGCGAAAGTTGTAGTGTAGGATATTGACTGCTTATATAGGTATCAACTGTGTCAACTAACAACTGCCTGCTTTCATCATTATTAATTAAATTATTTGCCCGTAGTCTGGAGCGTCTAATCTCTGGATGCATTAATTGATTTTCTTTATAAATTATTTCACTCTTTTGATAATACGGTTGTTCTAGTGTTTCAATAGTATTCTGAAGATCTGTTCTAAACTTATTTAGATTATCCGACAAATCCTCTAAATTTTCCAGCACCTTAAGATGGTTACCTTGCATTTTTTCTTTTAGGTTATCACTGTCAAATTCGTGTAGTTTTATGTCAGAAAGCAGAGCACTTAACTTTGAGTTGATATGCTTTTTTAAGCCTTCGTCATCAAGATCTTTAATAAGATTCTTATATTTTACAAGATTTTTTAGTTGCACTAGTCAAACTCAAATAATGTATTAAAAGTATTAGTAGTATCCGTTTCACTTGCTAAATCCCACTCAAGAACATGTAATAGGTTGTCAATCTTTTGATCAACCACAGTTGCCTCCATAGCCGCATCATCAAAGGGCAAATCTTTGAACCATTGTGGCAAATGCATCTCATCAGTGGGATAGCCTATTGATGTCCAGTTTAGTGGATTTGCCTTAAGTTTGCACACAATAGTTTTCATACCATCTACAATACTTTGGCTATAGTTATCTGAATTCATCTTTTTCATAGTATTCCAGTTCATGCCAGCTCTTACATGTCCAGGCATGTTTGCACGGCCTTCACGTTCTTCTTTCTTGCTGTACATAGTTAGATTGTTAACACGTTTGGGTGAACCTTTTTCCCAAGCAGGTCGTTCTTTGAAATCAAACTTGAATGCTTTTATCATTTCAATAATCTTGTCTCTGCCAGCACCAGCAAGTACTTCAACAAGCAGTGTCATCAAAAAGTCTTGAATAACCTTTGGTGTATCACTACGTTTTAGGTCCAAGCCCATTGCTTTGATCTTGCCTTGTTTGCCAGTTATATCCAGACGTTTCCCTTCACTGTCAAATATATTAATAGCATAACGTTTTTTTGTAATAAACAGTCCTCGATCAGCAACACTTTCTCTACCGCCTTTGATAATAAGCCCGTTGTCTCTTGGTACATGAAATGCTTGCTCCATAAACCTTGGCCAACTTTCATTCAGTTGATCACTGATAGCATCATAGAGTTGTATACAAATTTCTTTGTTCCATTCCATATTACCAGCTTCAACATCTTTTTTAATAACTGGCCATGCACTAAAATAAACTGAATCTGTATCACCATATATAACTGCTTCGCCAACATGATCATATTTGCCAGCAATAGCCTCATTGACAAAACTATCCATATGATGTGCAATAGCTCTACCAGTTAGTGTGGTTGATTGTCCAATACGTTTATCAAAGAATCTACAACCAGGATTAAGAATAGCACCATACAAACTGTTCAAGTTAATTTTCTTAACTAGTTGTCGTTTATCTAAAAACTCTATCTCATCTGGATCTGTGCTAGATCTTAGTTGCTTTTGTATTTCCTGACGTTCTCTGTACCAACGTGCCAACAAACCAGGTATAACACCTTCTTTTTCATACGTAAATATAGTACCATTTGCACTTAGTATCCAAGGCTGGTTACTGTCAAATATAATTTTCCATATCTCTGCGGCACTATGTACAGTTTCGTCACCATTCTCCCAGTCAATGGTAATTTCCGTGCCACGTTCTTGTTTCATAACCGCAGTATATTCTAGTGTACCAAACAAGCCTTCCCATGCCATTGCGAAACTTGACTTGTTATCTATCTTGCCTTTGATGTAGCGATTGGTCATTATTGGACGCAATTGTCCTACTATGGTTTCGGGTGCCATGTTTAATGCTCTAATAGCACTAGGATATAGACTGTTGATATCAATAGCACCAATCCATTCATGTAAACCTTTTTTAGGATATGCCACATAAGCACCAGCTGCCGCAGTATCTTCGTCAGTGAGTCTATCACGTCTATTAGGAACAACCATACCTTGTTCATGTGCTTCGTTGATAATTGCTTGTTCAGTAACTGCAACTGCACCCATTGTTGTTTGTAACAACACAGTATTTGCATGTGCTAGTTCACTTGCCAATGCAATAAAACGCAGTTTCTTATCCATCTTGTCTAGCAATGCAGTATCCTGCCTTGAATACTCAATGAATGTTTTAAAGTTCTGATTGTACAGTTGATCCAGTGTGCCTTCATAGGCAGTCTTTTTCTCATCAAGTTCATATTCACCGATAGCATCTAAACTATAGCTGTGTCGCTCTTCATAGGTGTACTTTCTGTACAGTTGCATGTAGTCCATATGAACTCTGCCAATGGTATCAAATGTAATGTTCTCTGATCCAAAACGTTCGAATGTACGTTTTTTAGGAAGTTGACTCCACAAACAAAAACGTCTAGTGTCATCCTTGCTTAATACTCTTGCAGTTCTGTTTACCAGATAAGGTATATCATAACCTTCACTGTTCCAACCACTGATGATATCTGCATCTTCGATCAAATCCAAGAATGTTCCTAATAGTTCTTCTTCTCGTTCAAATAGCATTGTGTTAGGAAACTCGTTGCATATTTCTTGTGCAGTTTGCCAGCTCATTGATTTTGGCGGTATAACCAGTGTGACCAATTGCTCCATCCACTGCAAGTATATACTAATAGCAGTTACGGGATTAAAAGGATCTGCTGGCGAACTATATCCTCTTACAGGATCAAAGTCAACCTCAATATCAAAAAACGCAGTTTGCAACTTAGGTGCATCAATGCCTTTGTAGTTTTCTTCAAAGCATCTAAACACAGGATTTATATCTGATTCAAAGATATCTTTGCCAGATTGCATACGCAGTTCCTTGCGAAACTCCTTGTTGTTACGTGTCGAGAACCTGCTGACAGGTTGTCCATAGATACTTTTATGCTTGCCTCTTGGGTCAGCATAGTAGAAACAGTATGAGGCAGGAAACTCTCTATATTCTCTCCTACCATCAACACGTTCTACAATGTGTATTCTATCTTTTTCTCTGTCAAATAGAGCATCAACATAACTCACAGATTATAATGTCCTTCCTGCAGTAGTAAGTATCTCATCTAATAGTTCTTGATCTTCTTTTTCTGCAGTGTAACTTGCCTTGTGAGCAATTCGTATGGCTTTTTTTAACACACTTGGTTTAATTTGTAGTTCTTCAGCAATTGATTTCACTGTGTCATTGAGCCCTTCGTTTAAGGCTTCTACTTCGCTCATTACACCCATACCTTCGTTGATGATTTGTGTAAGTTTTGCTTTTTGTTCTGAGTCAAATTGGGTTGTCATGTAAATACTCCTTTGTAAAACATATTGTACATTAGATATTATCTGTAGTCAAGTGTTATTTTTCTAAATTTAAAATTTGGAATATGGTTTCTAAACCTTGTTCGTCTTTGAGCAAGATGTTTTCATCTGCAAACAATATTTGTTGTCCACTTTTGAGACTTTGTTCAAACAACTGTTTTGTTTTTTCAACAGTGCCAGAGAAAGCATGTATACTTGGCACAATCAATCCGCTTATATTGTCTCTTTCAACAAAGTCTTGCAGTTTAGGCATCCATGTACAACCCCAATATTCGTTACTCCATTCGACTACGTCTAGTCTAAGTTGACGTGCTTTTCCTAATAAAAATTCACGTATGATAAAGTGTGGTGTCTCACCTATGTATTGTGAATTTTGATCAACAAAGACTACCCAAGGACCACTTGCAAGATCAGCAGGATCTAGTTTACTATAATGTCCTTTTAATCTGTAGAAACTGCCTGCACGTCTTGGACCAAGATCATGTCCTATTAGTGCATACCGTGCATCAAAACTGACTCTAGTGATATCAGTCTCATTGTTTATGTTTCCATGTACATGTCCTTGATTAAACAACCATGCTTGTCCTACATCAATTTCAACAGGAAAACATTTTTCAATGCTTAGCCTTTGTATTTCATTTAATGGTAATTGTTCGTTGTGTATACGATTCATTATTTCTATACTATCATCCCAACTTACCACTTGCATAGTATTTGTACCCCATGTTTTGGTAAGTGGTATCCATACTGTGCCCATGTGGTTGTTATAGCCTGTCCAATAGCCTGTGTGAAATGCAAGTAATCTTCCAAGTGCATCTTGATTAGGAACAACAAAACGTATGCCACTTGTTGATTGTATTAGATAATCTTTGCCATCTACTAGGTCACTTACATAATCTGCAAAGAAACTATCAAGTCTTCTGCTAAATTCTTTACTGTTTGTAAAAAGTTCTAGGTGTTTACGTAAATCAATAAACTCTGTGGTTGTAAAGTACTTGTGGATTTGTGTAAGGTCAGGTAGCTCTGGCTTGAGTTCACGGACTGCTTCAAAAAAGTATTCTGTCCAATTGTGTTTTGATTTGTCATAATCAAGCACCTTATTATCCCAACGTTCATCAATCTTCCAGTTGTAACTTTCCAGTACATTTTCTATTCTTGCTGTCATGTTTACTCCTTATATCCTACTTCTAAATTTTGTTCACCAATCAAATTAAACTTATCGCCACACATCACACCACAACGTTCTAGTTTGCTTCCGTTTGTCCAACTGCGTTTAATGTTTTCAAACCAAGGTCCTTCGACTATTTCTTGAAGTTTTCCATGAAACACATTTGTACGTGGTAAACCTCCACTTTGTTGCATTAGTCTTTTAATTAGTATTTGATCAGCAGTACCGTCAACTTCTGGGCCATATAGTCTGTCATGTAACCAACCACACGGAAATACAAAGCCATCAGCACCAATGTAAATCTCTTTGATATTTAACGCATTACAACTTATACACGCAGTTTTTGCGTATTCACTAATACTGCGAATATTTTCTAGTTTATCATAGTTACTGTTACGCCACTTTTTGTCCGTGGGCGGATATATTATGTAATCGACTAGATTCTTTTTGTTGTATACTGTTAGTTTGCTTTCGTATTCATGTTTTCTATTAAGAAATCTGCCTGTACGTTTTGCACTAAATTTTGCAAAACCCATCTCTTTGCTAAGTGTTTCAGCAGTTTCTACTTGATGTTGGTTGTGATCAAAAACAATGAAGTCCCAGTATGCAATACCACCACCTGCAATATATGTAGTTGCATTGTCCATTACTTTGTTCCATAACACATTTCTTCTGTAAATGTGATTTGTATCCTCTAAACCATCAATACCAAATGCTATAAAGTCTACATATGGAGCAACTTCAACATAGGTTTTGTTTTTTCCTATTCCACCATTGGTGTGTATTCCAACTTTTACTGTGGGCAAAACCTCTTTAATGTATTGCACTATCTGTGTTATGTAGTAGTTACTAAATGGATCCCCGTAGGTCCCACAAAAATAAACCTGTTCTAAACTTGTAAACAATGTCAATGGCACATTGTCTTTGAACTCTTGTAGTGTCCAATTCTTCAATGGCAATGTTGTGAGTGTCTTACCACCAAAGTAATTGCGTGGACACTGCGGACAAGCGGCGTTGCATAGGTTTGTAATTTCAAGTTGCAAACTTTTTACTTCACTAAGTGTTATCATCTTAACAATGCAATCTGTGTATAACGTTTGTCTATACAATCCTTAACTGTGTCTACTACACGTTCCACAGTCATGCCACCTGAAAAATTATTCATCTTGCTGTTAAATTTGCCTACTTCAAATGTTGTTACAGTATTGCGTGGATTATCAGATATCTTTCTATTGTAAAGTTTGCCAAATTCGCTTAGTGCAGATTTACTAAGATTATAGTAGAAGTCGCCTGTATCAATACCAGGATAACTACTCCAATATGTTCTTGCACTTGAAAAATTTATTATATGTGCATTTTTTAACTTGTTATAAAACAGTTCTGTAAGATATACTACACTAGTAAAATTTACAGTCAGATGATCCCATGCATCATCTACCTTTGGCGAAACTGCAAAGGTATTGATTACCACATCTGGTGTGTGGCTAAGTACCAATCTATGGCATTCATAACGACTGCTGAAATCATATTCTGGTTTGCCAACGATGGTGCAGTCTGGCAATGCTTTTTCAAGTGCTTGTGCAATCGTGCTTTTTCCTAGTATTAGTATCATGACATGTCTCTTATTATAGTGTTAGCAGTTTGCTCATTCTGTTTTATACACGTTTGTGCAAAGTCACCACTAACAATGTGTTCACGGTTGTATTCATTAGACTCTTTAGTAAAGTGTACTAATTCCTCAATGGAATAAA